TCGATAGAAAAACCAACAATCGCTGGTTTGGTGATTGTTGTAGTATCTGCGCCAGAGTATGCCACAAACGTTCCTGTGGTTGCCGCTGATGAGTTTATATTTGGAGAAGCTGCTAGTGCCGTAACAGACAGATTCCAATTGCCGATATTCGTTAATCCAGTGAATTGAACTCCTGTTTGATTGACAGTAATAGACTCAAAGTATCCCGCCAAAGAGTTGCTAAGTGAAGCGCTGAAGCCTGTTGCGTTGACACCGCTTGTCCATCTTCCAGTGAGTTTGAAGCCTGATGATGTTTGACCGAATCCAGAAAACGCTACTATTTGCGGCGTAGCAACTTGACTAACTTGAACATTTCCAACTGTAACGATTCCAGTATAGTAAGTGTTTTCAAGGAAGTCTTGAGTAATAGACTTTTCAATTGTTTCAAACTTTCCAGTGTCGTATCGGGAAGCTGTAATGTTGTATTCGTTTTGAGAGTTTTCGCGAATAGAAATGATTTTATAGATCTGATCCAAAGCGGATTTGCGCTCTATTCTATATATGCTTCCCGCTTTTACTGCTGGTAAAAATGCTACATTTGGATCGTTTTGATTTAAGAAAATAAAGCTTCCGTAATCAATGGTATTATCGTAGCCAGTTAACGACATTTTCGTAATTTGCGAAATGTTGTAAGTGTCAATTTCTGCATCTAAAATGCCGTTTGTTGGTGGATATAAATTGCTGTCCCAATTTATAGAGCCAGAGATTGCGCCGCTTGGAGAAGTTCTTTTGTTTGCGCCTGCGCTGTAAGTGAATCCAGTATAGTTACCGCTGTTTCCAACGGCTAACGACGAGATATCTGCGCCATAATATACGCCTGTATTTGTTATGAATTTATCGTATGTGGTGTTATTTTGAAATGCCAATCCAGTAGCGAAAACAAATCCAGTCGCGCCTGTGTTGTAATAGCAAAACAGTTTTTGCCCAGCCGATCCAGTTCCTGTATATAATGGAAATTGAGATGGATAATTGGAATTATTGAATCCAGAAGTATAACCAGAAAATTTATATAAGCCGCTCAATGCGCCGTTCCCCAACAGACCAGTAATAGAAAATTGTTTAACTCTTGTTCTATTTATTTGAGCGATTTGATCTAATTCCTCGCTCGTTGAATAGCCTGTCGGCGAATAAACAGTAATGAATCCTGTGTATTCGCCACTAATAAATGGATTGTCGATTCTCAGTTTTTTATTCACAACATCGACTTCTAATATTCTTCCGTAATTAGAAGCTCGCGTTTTCATTTCGTCTTCGACGATAATTAAATCTCCTGGACGACACAATAAAGATTCTAGTCCAGCGTCGAATGACACTGTTTGGTTTTCTTTTGTGGTTTGGTAAATAATGTGTTGACCAATGCGGCGAGACATAGCTCTTGAAGTTACGCCTAATGTGTTGATGGTTGTTTTAAACACGCCTCTTTTGCGAATATCCTGCTCGTCTTGCACATATTCCACTTTTGTTTTATAGTTGTCGAAGCGATCCAAGTATACAACTTCTACAGTGTTAAATTGTAAGTCTCTACGAACGTTACCGTAGTTAAATACTCCTTCCTTTGCATTTGAATTATTAAATAAAGCTATTGGCGTTCTTGGTCTGTCGTCTAGGAAATGAATTTCCGAACCTCCGAAAAACACTATGCCGCGAAACAAATTAGCAATGACATTAATTGCGTCATAAACTTTTGTTTGCTCTTTAAACATAATGTTGCAAGAGAATCTAGGCTCCAAGCCTCCAAATCCATTACTAACGCCGACGAAATAGCCTTCGTCATCGACTGCATCGCAGAATCTAGCGATTTTATAAAGTTCCCATTTGTTTACTTGAGATTCGTCGATATAAGATCCTAGACCATAACGTTTGCTCGTAAGCAGATCATATAATATCCACGCTGGATTATCTGTCCAAGCGTATGTGAATGTTCCATCCCAGTCTTTTGTGTATATTTGTTTTTTGGTAGTATAGTCCGTTGCGCTGCTGACATATCGAATGTCGAGAGAAGACGAAATGTCTTTAATTTGGTAGTTAGAAGGTATTCGGACTTTTTTTAATTTGCAATCGAAACTTCTTTCAGGGACAGATCCAAAACTTCTAGCGTCGAGTTTAATACCCGCAATCGCTGAAAATGGATAGGAAAATTTCTGATCAATTATTTCAGTTACTTTCCCTAGAGAAAGATCTTTATTAATTAATACAGAGTTTGTTTCGGCGGATAATTTAACTACTTTGATATATCTTTTAGTAGAAGAAGGTTCTTCGCCATCAACAAGAGCGGGTAGAATGAAAGGCTGAGTCAGCGGAGCATCTATTAAATTATCTCCTCGAACTATTTTAACAGAATCTTTTAATAAATTTTCCGCTTCAATAGAATCCGAGCCGAAATCAATAACACACGCCCCCTCAATCAAGCCAGCGATAGAGTAAGAGTAAGTGACCACATCTGTTTTTTTTCCATTGGTTATTTTACCAGTTTCAATGCTCACCGCAACAATCGAAGGAATTTTTGAGCCAGCTTGCAGCTCGCCTACACCCGCAGGGCTAACGGTCTTCTCCACTGTGTCAGACAAAGAGTTGATGATAATAGAAACAGACACTGCATCTACAAAAGGATTCTCGATAGTGTGCGTGACAGACAAGGCATCGTAATTTCTTTTTTCATTTTCGTCGTTCCAATTAGAGTAGTTGTCGGAAATTCTGGAATCTACAGAACCCTCCGCACCGCGATACAGAAGTGATGGAGAAACGCTTAAAGTCATATCTTTGACTCCATTTACGAATTTACTGTCTAATATAATTCTTTGAATGTTTTTGGTTTTATCGAATGGTCCATACAGCCGAAAATCATACGCATAATCGTTAAAAACTTTATCAAAGTTATTTAAAGATGTTTGGAACTCTTCTCCATTTTTAAATTGACAAGATACATTAGAAAAGTTAAATAATTGACTTGAGTTGTTGGATATATTAAATTTTTCTGATGCTTCTAATTTGATATCAGCGCTATTTAAAGCTACCAATAAATTTGTTGGCATGAAGTAGATTTCATAAGGCGTATTAAAAGCATTTCTGGGCTTTTGGGAGTCTTCATCCATTGGCACGTATAAAACAAGAAAGCTCCGCACCTTACCAGTAAAGAGATTGTTAGAAATTTCTGGCTGAGCGAATACATTTGCATACTCACTAGGTACTCCGCTGGTAAAAAAATTTATTTTTCTATCACTTTGCAGGTCTTTGATTCCTTCCATAAACACTTCTCCCAAATCAATAATAATAAAACATACAGCTTTTGTCTCAGCTGGGTTCGACCAGCCGTATATAGATTCTCGCATTAACAATTTAATGTTTTCTAGATTTTTTAAATTTTCATCAGCAATTGATTTGGCGGCTGCGGAAGGGCTGGTGTTGGATATATTTTTAACAAAACTCTCAAACGAAGTAAAAATTGCCGATCCGTTGTCAATTGGATTGGTTCTGTGGATTTCTATTTTATCTAGAACCCATTTTGTGGGAGGGGATAATGACAAACCAAATAGCCCCCCCCCTGCCATGCTAGGAGATAAAAATTCGTAGTAATAGAAGACCCCATACTCACCGTAGCGTGCGCTTTTTAGTAATCTTTTATACCCAAACAAGGTTCTCTGCCATCCATTTGCTGTTTTAAAAGCTCCATTTGGCTCCATCCACAGTCTCGCGACAGTGTTGACCAACGCCGATATTGAAGCTCCGCCGCTGAAGCTGGCTTGGCTATTTAAGGTTTCAGTGTTTTGTATAGGTGTGTTGTCTAAATAAATACCTTTAAAGACATCAGTGCTTAATAATTGACCATTTTGATCAACTAGTCCCTCGATAGGTCCATCAGATATCAAATCAACAATTTCCGCGACACTAAAGGAAGCTACGCTTTTGAATCCCCCCAGCTTCGGCGGATTCAAAATTGCAGGTTGGGGCTTCGGTTTGCTTTTGCCCGCTCCTCTAATTGATTGTTTTTTGTTAACGTGTCTCATTTTACGATCTATCGTTGTTTATAGATTGGCCGTTCGTTTTTAAAGCGATTTCCTTTTCGAATCCTTGCGGATATGATTTTACGGTGCTTTGTATAACTGCCGAACCTACTCGCAATCTACCGTATCCCACGGGAACGGGAATGCCCTGTTCTGCGATGTTGGCTTTAGAAGAAAAAAGAAAAGATTGTTTTGCGGAGTTGACCACAGATTCGGGTCTGTCCATTTTGGGTTTTGGAGCCAACGCCATTTGAATACCCATGCTCACAACACCGACGATCACAGCATTGATCGCTGCCGCAGCAAATGCGCCTCCCGTCCCCACAGCAGTTGAAAATCCAAGAGCACCCACCAAAGCGACTCCTCCAGCGCCAATAATCAAAGGAACTAAATGAATTTCCTGTGATTCTTTTTGTATGTTTAATTCTTGTAATTCAGCAATTTTTTTGCCGTCTACAAGCAGAGCAAAATGAATACCTTGGTTAGCTAATTCCGCTATTCTGTTGCGAAAATTGCTATGCGAACACGAAATAGCGTCGAAAACTTCTTTAGGACGTTTAATTGCTAGGCTAAAGTTTTTTCTAAACTCTTTTGCCAATATTCCATGTAGTATTACTTGCGTCATTCAAAATGCTCCTTTAACCTTGTAAATGCTTTTACATTCAATTCAGAATGGCTGGGCTCATAAATATGAAATTTTTTAGTATTAAGAGAGTAAATAACAAAAGGAATGCAACAAGCCTCGGCCATTTTAACGTCAAATTCAGAAGGAGTTTCATCTCCTACAATATGACTGTGAAAAACGGCGAGCATGTCGTTATTTTCCGCGAACATCAAATAAGAAACTGGATTAATGGCAAAAAAGTTCTTGGGATCAACAGCGTCGTTCTTTTCGACTGTAGCCGCATATTCAGAGCCATTGTATCCTATAAATCCACACACCTCTTGAGATGTCTGCTCGTTGCAAGAGTTAACTACGAAGTCGCGTATTTTAGAGATTGTTTTGTTTTTTATTTCTTTAACCATATTTTTCCGTTCCTGGGAATCCGCCAAATGGCAAATCTATGCTTTGCTTCGCTCTGTTGAGAATTTCCGCGACTAGGACATTGCCTACACTCGAAGTGTTAAAGACGGCAAGAGAATCCCCAGAAATAATTAATTTTTTGGAGCCGTTGTTTTGTGCAGCAATTTCTGCTGTTCCAATGCCAGTTGCCATTTCCCACCAGCCTAACAAGCCCGTGGTATTTGCTGATCGACCTGTGAAATCAGGATAATCTTTAAAAACGCTCTGACTAGCTTCTGTTATTCTGACATCGACACCATTTGCGCCAGTCCAAAACACCGTTGGTCCAAATTTAATTGGGCTAATGAGTTTCATGTTGGCGGTGATTTGATTTGTTGCTCCCAATGTATTTGGGACGAACTCGCCTCCCGTAGGAAATTGCCAATCATTTATTCCAAACTTAAAGCGATATTGATTGCCGACAATGCCGCTTTGATAATTAGGGTTTTTAAATCTAAAGTATTCTCCAACTGAGCCTGATAAAATATAACGATTGGTGTTTGATACTCCATCGTTTAATTCAATATAACCTGCACTTGCGCCGCTGGGCGATATTCCACTAGCGACTCCGCCAGAGCATATTAGGTGTAGGGGGCGCATTTGGTCGTTGCTCCA